CAATGGTGAATGTGGCTGTGGGGAAAGTTTTACTGTATGAAGAATAGGCTATTTACCTTTGGGTGTAGTTTTACAAAATACGGTTGGCCTACTTGGGCTGACATTTTAGGCCAAGAGTTTGATGAACATCAAAATTGGGGGAAAACTGGAGCAGGTAATCTATTCATTTTTTGCTCCCTTATGGAAGCCATACAGAGAGAATCAATCAGCAGTAATGACACTGTAATAATAATGTGGACTTCTCCTGGAAGAGAGGATAGATGGGTTAAAGGCCATTGGATAACTCCTGGTAGCATATATAATCAAGACGTTTATTCTAAAGATTGGGTAGATAAATTTGCTGACCCAGATGGGTACTTAATTCGAGACTCGGCTTTGATATCATCAGCTAATAAAGTCTTAGATAATATTAAATGTGATTATCATCAGTTAAGTATGATGCCGCTTAACATTGTTAATGATTCTGAACCTTCCTTAATTGAAAAAATAAAATCTAAATTTAATATTATAACAGGACAAGAAACAAAAAACGTTAAATCTATGATACCATCTACAGATAAAGTTATTAATTTATATCAAAATGTTATAGATAAAATAAAACCGTCGGTGTTTGAAACGATCTTTAACAATGATTGGTATAGTCGGCAGGGCTTTAAGGCAAAGACTTGGGCTGAAGTTAGTTATAAAGAATCTAAGGAAACCTGGGCTCCTCATTGGCCTGCATATGAAGATTTTATCAATAAACAAATAACTGAAGAAATATTACAGGAACTAAAGCAGTTTTATGGTTTTGACAATATAGATTTGTTTATAAAAGAAATACACCGATTTGAAAATAGAAATGACATACATCCTACTCCTATAGAACATTTAGAATATCTTAATAAGGCATTGCCTGAATTCTTAATATCTAAAGAAACTATTGAATGGGCACAAAAAAAGCAAATAGATGCAGAAAAAGGCATTGAATATATACATCCAAAAATAAGTAGGCTATAATAAATGATAAAACAAGTATACGAATATAAAGAACTAAAACGTACAACAACAGAAAAGCAACGTTTATATACATGCCCTGATGGTAACGCAGTTCCTAGTGTTACAACAATCTTAGACAAAACTAAATCAGAAGAAAAGAAAGCAGGACTGGCACGCTGGCGTAAGAGTGTAGGTGAAGCTAAAGCAAAAGAAATAGTTACAGAAGCGGCTAACAGAGGCACACGCATGCACACCTACTTAGAAAACTATGTGCTTGGCGAAGAACTAAAAGACAAAGTATCAAATCCTTTTGCTCAGCAAAGTTTAGACATGGCCAAGATAGTTATTGACGAAGGACTTAAAGATGTTGATGAGTATTGGGGGACAGAAGTAGCATTATATCATCCTAAGATTTATGCAGGTACTACAGACCTAGTAGGTGTACACAAAGGCGAGCCTGCAATTATGGACTTTAAACAAACTAATAAGCCAAAGAAGCGTGAATGGATTGAGGATTACTTCCTACAACTATGTGCATACGCAGAAGCACACAACGAAGTGTACGGAACTAATATTCGTAAAGGTGTTGTGCTTATGTGTTCAAAAGACTACAAGTATCAAGAGTTTATCTCAGAAGGTACTGAATGGGATATGTGGCGTGACCTATGGTGGCAACGTGTTGAGGAATACTACGTTAATCATAGATAAATATGATTAATGGAACTTATATTATTCGCATTAATAATCAAACACTGTATAATAGATCTTGGTATACAAAGCCATTTTCTGTGGGGCAAGACACATAACAAAATAAATTATTTTGGCTGTCATGCTCATTACCTACATCATGCTATAGGAACATTCATAGCTTTTATACTATTCACAGATATTAAAACAGCACTACTAGCAACAGTAATAGACTACATAGTGCATTGGCATGTTGACTTTACTAAACACAACGTTAATACCTATTTTGAATTAACAAGAAAAGATAAATGGTATTGGTGGACAGCAACAATTGATCAACTTCTACATTTTTTAACTTACTATTTGTTAGTCATCTATCTCGTCAACTAGATAAATACTATCATAATAAATGGATAGAGACTTATGGCAATAGTACAAATTTCAAAGATACAACATCGTAAAGGCTTACAAGAAAACCTACCTCAACTAGCAGGTGGTGAATTAGGTTGGGCACAAGACCAACGCAGACTTTATATTGGTAACGGAACATTAGTTGACGGTGCACCAGTTATTGGTAATACAGAAGTACTAACAGAGTTTAGTGATGTATTATCAGTTGCAACTCCGTATACATATAAAGGTGAAGCCGCAGGGTATACAGTTAAAACAGATGAACCTGCTGTTGAAAGAAAGATAGGAGGTAAACTAGATGAGTTTGCTTCAGTAAAAGACTTTGGTGCAAAAGGCGACGGCGAAACAGATGATACAGTAGCAATTAATAGAGCATTTTACGAATTATTTTGCCGTGAAAAGAATCCAGAAATAAGACGCAGTTTATATTTTCCTGCAGGAATTTACAAAACATCAAACACAATTTTAGTTCCACCATACGCTAAAGTATATGGCGAAGGTGTTGAATCTTCAATTATCAGAATGGCTCCAGATGATTCATCAATGCCAACATTTGCAATGCGTACTACAGATAGTTTACAGCAAACAGGTGCAAACATTGGATCTAACTCTGCTATACTACCTAAGAATATTGAAATGAGTTCTATGACTATTGAGTCAAATGTTGAAACTCATATTTTATTAGTTGAATCAGCACAGCAATGCTATTTTGAATCAATGAACTTTACAGGTCCTTTACTAAAAGCAGATTTAACAGATGCTACTAAAGGTACAATAGCAATTGAAGTTGAAGGAACAGCGGCGGCAACACCAGAAATGATTACATTTGATAAATGTGGAATAAGTGGTTGTACATATGGTGTCAAAGCAGACGCCAACTCAAATGGCGTCACATTTACCAATGGACGTTTTCATATCCTATGGAGAGCTGTGCAGTTAGGAGAAGATACAACTGATGTTGGTCCTTTAGGGTATCGTATTACACAAAACTTATTCGACGACGTTTCAGATTCAGGTATTTACTTTGCTAATGTAAGCAAAAACATCTCAGGACATAATGTTTTCTTAGATGTTGCTAATACATTTAATGGAACAGGTAATCCAAGTGAATCAATAATTCAAATTCTAGCAGATGATAATATCTCTGTTGGAGATATGTTTGAGCGTACTGATGCAGATGATTTAATACATACCCGAGTTGATGTTGCTAACACTGTAAGAGGTATATATTTTGACAATGCAAGAGGTATTGCATACGGTAACTATAAACGTGAATCAGGTGTTAGAGCAACAATTGAAAATAATCAAACTTCAGCACAAACTATTTTTACTAGACAGGAAAACGGATTCTGTTGTTTTAACATTGATTATTCTATATCAAGAGGCGACGCAAAACGTATTGGTACATTAACAGTTACGCTGTCACAAGGTTCAAATGCACTTTCTTATGTAGATGACTACAATGAAAATGCAGAAACAGGTGTTGTGTTATCTGTAACAGAATCAGGATCAAACTTTTTATTCAAGTATACTAGTACAAACACCGTACCTGGGCACATTCATTATTCATTAACACATTTACGCTAGTCAACAATGTGGGCACAAACCTATGAAGAAAGGTTAAGACTCTGGGCATCCTTACGAGAGTCTGTCAGTAACAAATCTTTAACTGAACAACTCAATATAATAAACAATTGGTGGAGCCACGCTCCTAGAGTCAATAATGTAGTACATTGGCACGATAAAGAAAATTGGTTATCCCCCTGGGAACTTTTGGCAGAAAAAGGATATTGCGAACTTGCATCTGCTCTCGGTTTAGCTTATACTATAATTCTAGTCAACAAAAACGTAGATGTACAAATAGCACAAGCAAAGGACGAGTCTAGCAGTGACGTTACAATACTAATTGTTGATGATGAACATATTCTTAACTGGGACATTAACTCAGTGATAAGTAAAGAACAGTACAAATTTGAAATTAAAGAAACATTTGATTGCACCAAACTTAACGAGATGATTGGATAGAAATGGCAGAGATATTAGTAACAAAAAGAGATGGCGAAAAAGAGCCTTTAGAAATAGACAAACTACATAAAGTTGTTATGTGGGCCTGTGAAGGCATTACTGGTGTTTCAGCTAGTGAAGTTGAAATTAAAAGTCACTTACAATTTTACAATGGTATTAAAACAGCAGACATACAAGAAACAGTTATTAAAAGTGCGGCTGATTTAATAACAGAAGAAACGCCAAACTATCAGATAGTTGGAGGTAGATTAATTAACTATCATATACGTAAAGATGTATATGGACAGTTTGAACCTTGGCATGTTAAAAAGATAATAGAAAAAAATATTGACTTAGGAATGTATGATCCTGAGCTTATGGATTTATATACCAGTGACGAATGGGATAAGATAAATGGCTATGTCAAACACGAAAGAGATGAGTCATTGACATATGTTGCTATGGAACAATTCCGTGGAAAGTATCTTGTACAGAATAGAGTAACAGGTGAACTATATGAGTCACCGCAGATAACTTATATTTTAATTGCGGCAGTACTGTTTGGAAACTATCCTAAAGAAACAAGATTAAAATATGTAAGAGAATACTACGACGCAATTTCAACACACCAAATATCACTACCCACTCCTGTAATGGCTGGCGTAAGAACTAGCCAAAGACAGTTTTCAAGTTGTGTTCTTATTGAAACAGATGATTCACTAGATTCGATCAATGCTACATCATCAAGTATTGTTAGATATGTTTCACAGAAAGCAGGCATAGGTATTGGTGCAGGTCGTATTCGTGCTATTAAATCGCCAATTAGAAAAGGTGATGCTTATCACACAGGCGTTATTCCTTTCTATAAACTATTTCAAGCGGCTACAAGATCATGTTCACAGGGTGGAGTTAGAAATGGTGCGGCTACTTTGTACTATCCAATATGGCATTTAGAAGTAGAAGACTTGCTAGTGCTTAAAAATAATAAAGGCACTGATGACAATCGTGTTAGACATATGGACTATGGTATACAGTTTAATAAACTAATGTATGAAAGACTGTTGTCAGGTGGAGATATAACTTTATTCTCGCCACATGATGTTCCAGAGATGTATGATGCTTTCTTTAACGATCAAGATAAGTTTAAAGAACTATATGAAACAGCAGAGCGTAATACTCGCATACGTAAGAAAACAATCAAAGCAATTGACCTGTTTGGACAGTTTGTACAAGAGCGTAAAGACACAGGTAGAATATATTTACAAAATGTAGATCATGCTAATACTCACGGTAGTTTTAAAGAAGATGTAGCACCAATTAAGCAATCAAACTTGTGTTGTGAAATTGACTTACCTACGAAGCCACTAAGTGATTTAAATGACGCTACGGGCGAAATAGCACTGTGTACGCTATCAGCAATTAATTGGGGAGTATTTAGAACTCCTGAAGAAATGGAAAAGGCATGCACGCTTGCAGTTAGAGGATTGGACGCATTATTAAGTTATCAAAACTATCCTGTATTAGCGGCGGCATATGCAACACAGAATAGACGACCACTAGGTATAGGTATTATTAATCTTGCTTATTGGCTAGCAAAGAATGACTTTACATATTCTGATCCAAGTTGTTTACCAGAACTAGATAGATGGGCACAGCATTGGTCATATTATTTGATTAAAGCAAGTGCAGACCTAGCAGAAGAGTTTGGATCCTGTCCTAAGTCAAGCGAAACAAAGTATCATGATGGTATATTACCTGTTGATACATATAAAAAAGAAGTTGATGAATTAGTTGATCCAGTTGATCATGTTGATTGGAAAGGTCTTAGAACACAGCTTAAAGCTACAGGTATACGTAATTCAACGCTAATGGCATTAATGCCAGCAGAAACATCTGCACAGATTAGTAATTCAACAAATGGTGTAGAACCACCTAGAAGTTACATTAGTATTAAACAAAGTAAACACGGAGCATTAAAACAGGTTGTACCCGAATTTAGACGCCTTAAAAATAAGTACGAACTACTATGGGATCAGAAGTCACCGGAGGGTTATCTAAAAATTATGTCAGTTCTCCAGAAGTATATTGATCAAGGCATTTCGGTAAATACTTCTTACAATCCAGCCTACTATGAAGATGATAAAGTGTCAATGAGTGACTTACTCAAGCACATTGTAATGTTTTATAAGTATGGCGGAAAACAGTTATACTACAATAACACACACGACGGACAAGGTGAAATAGATGTTGATCGTGATGTTAAAGATAGTGTAGAAGTTGATAATTCACCGGAGCAGTACGACGAAGACGACTGCGATAGTTGTAAAATTTAAGTTAGGGGCAATATACAAATGAGCGTGTTAAATAAAAATAACAAGAGTCATCTAAAAGCTAATGCGTTTTTAGATAAAAGTGGTGGGCACGGTATCCAACGTTATGATACTGTTAAGTATAGACAATTTGAAAAACTAACTGATAGACAATTAAGTTTCTTTTGGAGACCTGAGGAAGTTGACGTAATGCGTGACTCCAAAGACTTTAAAGACTTAACACCATATGAACAACATATCTTTACAAGCAATTTAAAGAGACAGATTGTGCTTGACTCAGTACAAGGACGTTCACCTAACTTAGCTTTATTGCCTTTAGCAACTATACCAGAGATTGAAACATGGATTGAAACTTGGGCGTTCAATGAAACTATTCATTCACGTTCATACACACATATCATTAGAAACGTTTATGCAGATCCGTCAAAAGTATTTGATAGCTTAATGGACGTAAACGAAATTGGATCATGTGGTACAGATATTTCCAAGTACTATGATGACTTAATTGAATATCATAGAATGTATGAATATTTAGGTGCAGGCGAGCATATAGTCAATGGCAAAAAAGTCATAGTTGACGAGTATGAACTTAAACGTCGTTTATGGTTATGTATTAATTCAGTAAACGTATTAGAAGGTATTCGTTTTTATGTTTCTTTTGCTTGCTCTTGGGCATTTGCTGAACTTAAGAAAATGGAAGGCAATGCTAAGATTATTAAACTGATTGCTAGAGACGAAAACATTCATTTAGCAAGCTCACAACACTTATTAAAAATGCTACCACAAGACGACAAAGACTTTGTTAAGATTAAAAAAGAGTGCGAACCAGAGGTAGTAGAAATGTTTAAGTCAGCAGTTGAGCAAGAAGAAGCCTGGGCAAAATACTTGTTCCAAGACGGTTCAATGATTGGACTTAACGAAGAACTACTATGTCAATACATTCAATGGATTGCTAACAAACGTATGTCAACACTAGGTTTAGAGTCACCATATCAAGGTGGTTCAAATCCTTTACCTTGGACACAGAAGTGGATATCAGGTAGCGAAGTACAGGTAGCACCTCAAGAAACAGAAATCAGTAGTTACACTATTGGTGCAGTTAAACAAGACGTAACAGAAGATACTTTGAAAGGTTTTAGTTTATAATGCTTAAATGGTTTTATAGAACATTTCCGTTAGACAAGAGAGTAAAAATGCTACAGGCATTTGCTTATATTGGTCTAATAATAGGACTGGTATTATACTTTGATTGGGCTTGGCTTGTAGCAGGTCTAGCATACAGTTGGATACTATTTTTAGTTGGTGCTAGCTGTGGACTACACAAATATTCAAGTCATAGATCATTTGAACCTAAGAATAGATTCTATAAAATTTTAATGTTATCGTGCAGTACTGTATTAAGTTTAGGTAGTAACGTGTCATGGGCATGTACACACAGAAAGCATCATAAGTATTCAGACCATGAGGGCGATCCACATTCACCAAATATCAACGGTGGTGGCTTTTGGCGTTCAATACGACTATGGTTCTACTACTTTCCAACATATCAAATTAATCCAAGAACAGTAAAAGATCTTAGCATTGACAAAGATCATAAGTGGTTCCACAATAACTACTTTAAATTAAATCTTGGAGTATTTTTAGTATTGTTTTTAATAAGCCCTAAGGTAGCAACATATTTTTATTTCCTACCAATCGTATATGGGTTCCAAGCTATCAGTTATATCACTGTGTTAGCTCACAACAAGTATCTTTACAAGTGGATAGGTTACACAAACTTTCCTAGTACAGATAGAACATTTAACTCAAAGATAGCATCAGTGTTTGTTCCTGGCGATGGTAATCATAATAATCATCATACACAGCCTGCCGCGGCCAAGAATAAGTTTACTGCAAAGGATTGGGATCTTGCTTGGTGGTTTATTAAGTTAGCGGGTAAAGATGTTAAAGATGACTATCAGCAGAAGATACACGCTTAGATAGTAAGTCAGCAATTTCACCACTTAGATCAAACTTGTTATTTCTCTTACCATAGTTTCTTTCACCTGGGTAAGCATGGTGAGTTTCGTGATATCCTTCTCCAGCAAATAGCCAAGTAAACAATACACTATCCCAACTAAGATCATTTTCATTATGTGGCTTAGTACCTTTAAACCAACGTTGTAGTGTTTCACTGTGTGCTATAACTGTTACCCAACTCATACCTAGTAGACAATATACTACAGGTAAAGCAAATAAGTAGACAACCAAGACAGGATCAACCATAAACAGTATTATTGGATAAACAGACCATATTTTCCAATAGTTATTATGATAGAATTTAATTTCTCGATCTTTAACTAAATCAATAACAACACGTGGATTAATCTTATCAGTCTCCATCCATAAGAACCATAGTTTAATGTTATGTATCCAGCTATTAGTTAGTGCGAATGGGTCTTGCTCGGTGTCTGAATGCTTATGATGTGTTCTATGACCTGCCGCAAATTCTATAGGTGTTCCTAGGGTAGTCATTGTACCCAGTAATAATAGTAAATGCTTTACAAGACGATTACGTGGGTCTAAGGCACGGTGTGATATCCACTTATGCAGGCTTACGCTAACGCCTAAAGTAAACAATATATAACCTAATATAAGCCCTGCGATTAATAGTGCAAAGTTAAAATTTATAATCAAAGTGGCAATAACGAGCAAATAAATGGTTGCTTGTGCAATGCGAACTCTGTTATAATTAGCAATCGATAATTTATTTTTTAGGTCATTGAATAATGTCATAACTATATTTATAGATTTAAAAACTACAAGGGAAAAATTATATGCTAAAAATATACTCCAAAACAAGCTGTCCGCATTGTGATAGTGCTAAACAATTTCTTGAATCAAAAGACATTGAATTTGAAGTTATTAACATAGAAAAGGATAGCGAAGCAAAAGAATTCTTAGTGGGAGAAGGACATCGATCAGTACCACAAATATATAAGGATGATGAGCTATTTGTTGAAGGTGGATATAGTGCATTAATTAAATTAACAGAGGATGAAATAAAGGCAAAATTATGAAATTAGACAACAACGAAATTTATACATTTAAATTAGTAACAGGTGAAGAAGTTGTAGCACAGACAGTTGAGATTGATGATGACCATTACATGGTTAACAAGCCTTGTACAGTATTACCAAATCAAGAAGGTAAAATGCAAATGGTTCCTAGTGCATACACTATGGAATTGGAGAAAGATGTACGGATAAATACTAGTGCAATAGCAATGATTCTAGAATCAAATGAATCTGTTAAGGCGGCTTATAAAAAAGCAACAACAGGTATTGATGTACCTGAAAAGAAAATCATACACGGATAATTTAAATGCCAGCAGTAGTAAGAAGAGGTGACGCAAATTCAGCAGGAGGGATAGCCACACAAGGTGCGGCCACTGTATTTGTAAATGGAAGAGGCGTAGTGCCTCCGGGTAGTCCTGTAACTCCGCACCCTTGCTGTGGATCAAAAGGATGCGACGCACATTGCTCAGCAGTAACTACTGGCGGCTCAGCTACTGTATTTGCAGAAGGCAAGCCAATAATTTTAGTTGGTGATAATGATACGTGTGGACACGCAAGAGCTCAAGGCTCTCCAAACGTTTTTATAGGATCATAACGTGGCAGGAATACTAACTCCAATGCAAATGAATGCAGGAGCCGGGCTACTTCAAAATAGTGGCATAGGCATTGCTCCAGCACTGGCAACAAATATTACAGCATATACCAGTATTACTGCGATAGATACAATTACCTATTGTCATGATAATTCAAGTAAAGTTACTGGGTCAACTCTAACTAATTTACAAAGTTTAGGTAATGGAGTATTCCCTGGATTAACAAACATTGTACTGCCAGCAGATCATGCAACAGTGGGTGCAGGTGCATTAACTACAAAAATAACAGCACACGCAAATGATTTGATTGGAGCAGACATTGGTGTGTTTGCACAACACTTTAGTCTAGCTAGTGCATTTACAACTAGCAGTAATGAATTTATTAGCAGTGCAATCAACGCCGATTCAAGTTTAGATATTAATACAGATGTTAACAATTTATTAACAGGCGCAATCACAGATACCACAGTTGCACTACCATCATTTGCAAGCGACTTATTAAACTCAGGTAACTTACTAAATTATAATGACCTACGTAACTTAGGAAATCCATTATCATTTATTAAACTATACTGGCAACAAGCAGGCGGGTTACCTATCATTGATGACTATCTTTCAGCTGAAGGTATTAATACTGCGGGACTAATTAATGCAGTAAGTTTAAGTGACCCGAGTGCTATTATTAACTCGCAAGTAAGTGACCTTGGTACTGAAGGATTAGTTAATTATGAGGACGGTGTTAATCCTAGTGCTGACTCTGGTAAAGCTAGTAAAAAAGGACTTGGTCAGGCAGTATGGGATACCTTAGGAAAAATTAAAGATACTGATCTTGCAAGCATACAAAATGTTTTAGGTAGTAGCATTTCTAATTTAGAAACTGCACAAGACTTGTTAGATCCAAAAAAAGTATTTCCAACTGCATATCAAAGTTTAAAATCATTTGACACAAATGGTACTATAACTTTAATTTATATTAATCAAACATTAAATGGACAGCTCGCAGGGCTAGGTCAAAGTTTATATTCAGCAGTGCCAGAATATATAGCAGATAGTAATCAGGCACTGGCAAGAAGTTTGCAACAAATTAAAGATATATTTAATATCACAAGTCAACAGTTGAGCCAAGTAGCAGAAAAATTAGAAACTACTAAAGGGCTTGGCACAATCATTGCACTTGACAAGCCGGTACCTGATGCAACTATCAACTATTTTAAAAATATATATGGTACAGGATCAGGAACTAACGGACAATTTTTAGTAACAGATGTTATTGGAACAGTAGCAGGTTATACTCATACTACAGAATTATCACAACTAGCAGAAACAGTGGGTAATCTAGATGACGAAAGTGAACTAGACAATCTAGCTAACTTATATGAAACAATGAAAAACTTGTTTGACGATGCCGCAACATATTATACAATAGTCGAAGTTTCACCTCCAACAGTTCCGCCAACATACACAGAAACTTGGTATATTCCAGCAGGTCGATATGGTTTGAGTTCAGCAAGTTACGCCTCAAGAAATCTTGCAGTTGATGATGTAATTACAGCCATTGACATAGAACTTGCTAGTTTAGCTTCAACATATCCTACACAAGCTACAGCAACAACAGCTAACATTACAAACTCATCAGCACAAATCAAACGTGAACTAGAGAATATGCCTAAGGCAGGTATTGTTACAGCAGATACACAGACCGGAATAAAAACCGCTGTGATGGGACTAGTAACTAATTTACATCAGTATGGAGCAGACGAAAGTTTGGGTGGCACAGGATGGATATTAGAAAACGTAGCCAGCAGTGACTTTTATGGTGAAAGTTTAGTTGCGGCTCTTAGAGAAGGGCGTAACATAAGAAGATTGAATGATGCTAGTATTGGTAATAGTTTATTCATTGACTCTCAAACAAGAACCAGCCAGCAAGCATCATTTTTAGATTCAACATACTCAGTTGATGAAGCAAAAGACTTATGAGAATTGAGTTATATTTAAAAATATCTAAAGGTTGCAAACCTGATATTTTAATAGAATTCAATGGCCAACCTATCAATGTTAAAATAGATAAGATAAAGAATAAATTTGGGCATTACCCTGTAGTGTTTGATGTAGATCCTCTTGAACAAAATATGATCAAAGTATCAATAACCGGTCTTGGTAAGGATTCACTTAGTGATAATCAGGTAAATGTATTTGACGCAATAATTGATGGAATCAATTTTGGAATCGTACACGTTATGAATTCCTGGGCATATCCTGAAGGACTAGCACCGCAGAAAGGAGCAACTGAGTTAGACCGTGACGGCTATATAGAAATACCTTTTGATTTACCGGTAGCTCTATATTGGGGGAAAGTACATACAGAATTTAAATTTGAGGATTTTCCTGAATGGATAAGCTAACAAAAGAATGGTTTGAATTAGACTTTCCCGGTGGACCTACATCAGTAGAAGTAGCTGATGATCCGTTTGATACTGATGTACCTATTGTTGAAATAGAATCTGACATTGATGTTGAGTTTATTACTAAAATATGTAGAATTAAACACGAAACAAATAGAACAGATTATAAAGATCAAATGCCTCCATATCAAACAGTGCCAAGGACTCGCAACCTTTATATTTCACTTTTATGGAATTATAGTACCCGACCAATAAGGTACATAGATCTTCGTAATAGAAGAGATGCTGAACCGCCACCATTGACACAACCTGATGAAGGTTCATTAAAAATAAAAGAACATCTTAAGTCAAAAGGGCTTAATATTGATATATGTTGTCAAATGAATCTTCAGAGTCGAGGATATTTTAGACCGCATAGAGATATGAATGGACTAAAAAATTTAATGTATGTTTGGATACCTTTAACATATCCTATAGGATCCTCACTAAAATTTTACCCTCATGGTGAATATAAACCTAAGCTCGGTAACTACTATCTGTTTAATCAGCACACATATACTCATGCTATTCAGAATATGCACTCAGACGAATGCAGATATGCACTAGTTGGACACTTAACTCCAGAATTAACAGATACTCCAGAGTTTAGACAACTTGTTCGTGACAATATTAATAAGCAATATAATGAACAAACAAATCACGGTTGGACACATAAAGTTAATAGTTGACCAAAAAATTAAAAGACGTTATAATAGTTACACTTTAAAGCAGTAAATAGTTGAACGGAAAAGGAGAATAGTTGATGAAATTATCAAGGAAGGTACTATACGCAATACTAGTAGTGTTAATAGCAGGTATATATTTGCATGTAACACAACAAGCTGAACAAGAGAAAGTGGTTACCACAGAAGATATTGTGATAAGCATTGAGCAACAAAAAGCAGAGCTTAAATTAAAACAAGAATTAATAGCTCAGTTAGAACGTGAAGACGAGTGGATGAAAGAGATTAGTTGTCTTGCACGTAACGTATACTATGAAGCACGAGGCGAAAGTCTACAAGGACAAAAAGCAGTAGCCCTGGTTACTCTAAACAGAGTTGAAAATCCAATGTTTCCTAATACTATATGCGGTGTTGTAAACGAACGCAAAGTAGTTAAAGGAAGAACTAAATGTCAATTCTCCTGGAGATGTGAAAGTCATACTAATCCTAAAAAAGCAGTAAGACAAAGTCATGAAAGTTATCAAGCGGCCTTAACTGCTATACTTGATTATGAAAGTCTTACAACTACTCTAGTTACAAAAGATACATTATTTTTTCACGCCAAACATGTTAGACCGTTTTGGAGGAAAGTCAAACAACGTCTAGCACAGATAGACAATCATATATTCTACGAACAACGACCAGGGGATAAACGTAGATAAGTGTTGTAAAAAAACAACAAATTAAAGGACATTTATTGTCCTTTTTTTGTCTAAAATGGTTGACCAGAAAATCCAAAACCGCTATAATGTATTTGTAAGTTAGAAAAACGGTTAATTATTTAGGGGTAGATAATATGACATATACAACAGAAAATCCAACACTAGAGTTACTACAAGAAAAATACAACTCTACTGCACCAAGATTAAACTATAAAGGCGAACCAATTAGAGGCGGTATGACTGAAGGTCAATGGAACCGTGATGGTGTTGCTGTGTTAGGTGGAGAAACAAGCTACGGTTCAGCTGGTGTTACAAAACATGCTTGGAAACTTGGTAAACAAGGTGAAGTTCGTTGGGCTGAATCAGATAACATTCCTCCAACAGACATCTTAGAAATGGCTGTGGTAGACGGTACAATTACTTGGGAAATGTTTGAACGTACACAAAAACAAAACTCAATTGAAACTCAAGAGTTTCTTGGACGTTATCAAGCTATGCGTGAGAAACATGGTTACTCAGAAGAAGAGCAAATGGAAATGCGTGCTGAGTTTGGTGATGAAGAAGTTGTTGATGTTTTCACTGGCAAGGTGATATCATAATGGATTGGTGGATACTGGTTCCAATAGGAATAGCTTTGTTAGGTATTATGTTACACGGAGTATTCATGGCTATAGCTATTTTCCTTGTTGGTTATGCTGGTGGTGCTTTCTTTTGGGATCATAGTGTAGGAATGGTCTTAGGAATTATTTTACTCGCTTATTCGCTAGTTAATAATGCTGGTGACAGCTATAAGAGTTCAACAATTACTAAAGATACTCCTGTTAATAAAAACAATGGCAGTTCAACGACACAAGCTGGTATGACACCTCCTCCAGTAAGGTTACCTGAATCGCCTACTCGACCAAAGACACATTTAACGGGTGCTAAAACTGAAAAACCTTGGATTGACGAGTGGAACTCATAATGAAACCAACTATTGGACAAATTATAACTGTAGCAACTGAATATAATCGCCCTAGCATATGGGGCGACGTTCAGCACTCAGAACTTACTGGTGAGGTTGTTGATTACAAATGGGCAAAGCCTGAAGAGTTTGCTGTTCGTAATCCTAATCATCCCAATGGCTTTTCAGTTATCCATATGAAAAATGTCGTTGACATTAGAGATGAGGACGGGCATGAATATAAATTTACAACAGATTCTAGTGTTAAAGTTTGGACAGTTACTGGTAGCAAAGGCAACGAATATACTGTAAAATTACAAAACGGAGAATACAGTTGTGAGTGTGTTGGCTTTCAATATAGAAAAGATTGTAAACACATTAAACAATGTATATAGGACTTAAAATGAAACCTTGGGAAATAACAATAAAACTTGAATCTGATAATTCAAGATTAGCTAAAGAAAAAATACTTCGCGACGAAGCTGGTTGTGCGAATAAAGAATTCTTCCACGGAGTCCGTCTAGCCCTTGACCCCCTAATTACATATGGTGTTAAGAAAGTAGATATACAAAAAGGTCCAGGTGGGCCTGGGTTAGATTGGACCATTTTTCAACAAGCACTAGATGGCTTACGGTCAAGAGAGATTACAGGTAATGCCGCACAACTAGTGTTAGATACAATGATGGAATCAGCAACACAGGAACAATGGAACAATTGGTATAGACGTATTCTTATCAAAGACTTACGTTGTGGTGTTAGTGAAAAGACTGTGAATAATGTAGTTAAGAAAGACTACCCCGACTATGTTATTCCAGTCTTCACTTGCCAACTAGCACATGATGGTGCTAACCATGAAAAGAAATTAGTAGGTAAAAAACAGATTGAAGTTAAGCTAGATGGCGTTAGGGTTATTGCTATATTACATAAGAATAAGCGTCCTGAAGTGTTTAGTCGTAACGGCAAGCAGTTTCATAATTTTGAACATATTGTAGATCAATTAGCTCATGTTGTAGAAACTTATGGCATCGGTACAGATATGATATTAGATGGTGAAGTAATGAGTAGCTCATTTCAAGACTTGATGAAGCAAGTTCACCGTAAAACTAATGTTCAGTCTGACGATGCCATCCTACATTGTTTTGATATGATTACCTTAGAAGAATTTCAACAAGGTGGCAGTGTTCGTCCACAACATGAGCGTTCACAAGAGCTAGATAGTTGGATTGAAAAACATGCTCCGGAACTTCCGCATGTTGCTACACTGACATGGCAAGAGGTAGACTTAGACACTGAGCAAGGACAAACAACGCTTAAACAGATCAACAAGCAGGCTATTGACGGTGGATATGAGGGTATAATGATTAAGGATCCTAACGCAGGATATGAATGTAAGCGTA